CCACGCTGATGGCCGAATTCATAGTCATGTTAATCAACTCCGTTCGGATGATGGGGGTACTGTGTCGGGCCGCATCTCAATGCGTAATCCAAATTTACAACAAATTCCAGCTCGCGATCCAATCTACGGGCCCATGATTCGCTCGTTGTTTCTACCTGAAGAAGGCGAGCAGTGGGCGGCCATTGACTTCTCGCAGCAAGAACCGCGCATCTTGGTCCATTATGCGCATGTATACGGTAAAACGCGAGGAATACCCTTAGAAGGCGCGGCTGATTTTGTTACGGCCTACAATGAGAAGCCAGAAACCGACTTCCATAACATGGTAGCCGCGATGGCGAGCTTACCTAGGAAGCAGGCGAAGACCATTAACTTGGGTTTGATCTACGGGATGGGGGTGAACAAGATGTCAGAAGAACTGGACATCTCGGTCGACGAAGCGAAGGTGCTGGTGAAGCAGTACCATTCCCGCGTGCCGTTTGTGAAAGGCTTGATGAGTGGTGTCATGAACCGACTCAATGACCGAACTTCAGGGGGTGCGCTGCGCTCACTCGAAGGCCGCAAGTGTCGCTTCGATATGTGGGAGCCAGACACGTTCGCCATGAATAAGGCACTACCCTACAAAGAAGCGGTTGATGCCTACGGACCTACGACCAGACTCAAGCGGGCGTTTACTTATAAAGCACTCAACAGGCTTATACAAGCATCTGCCGCAGACATGACGAAGCGAGCGATGGTCAATCTGTACAAAATGGGAAAACTCCCGATGTTACAAATCCATGACGAGCTGGCGATGTCGGTGAAGACCCGCGAAGAAGCTGAAGAGATCGCTCGGGTTATGGAGAGTGCCTTGCCTTTAGAGGTGCCTAACGTTTGCGATATAGAAATGGGACCTTCTTGGGGTGAAGCTAAAAAGCTTGACTAATTCTCAAACCCTGCTTCGGCGGGGTTTTTCTTGCAACCTTGTATATATTCTTATATTATCTTAGACTTTAGGGCCTCAAAGAGATAAAAATGGATACAACACGTTGGAAAAGCATCCTCGTTCCGCGAGAAGTTTATGTAGAGATAAAAGAACTGGCAAAAAAAGAAGGTCGAACCATCGGCGGTCAACTCCGCCTTGTTTTTGATGCGTATAAAGAAACTCAAGGGGTCAATAATGAAATTAGAAAACCCACAGCAAGGGGAAATACACAAAAGGCTCGTTAGAAACGAATGCCCCAAATGTAGTAAACCCCTCGAAGTAATCGAAAAAACGGTTGAAAATTTAGTGCGATGGTGCGAAAGCTGCCAGCTTACTATTGCCGACAAAACATCTAAAGCAGAGTTCCCCGAGGATGTATGCGATTAAATGTTGCTTATCCTATACCCCCGTGTATAATGGACGTGAGCATGGCAACATGTTCTCCGTAGTTAAGACCCGCCCCGAGTTAGGTTGCCCCCGGCTCGGGGCATTTTTTTATAAGGAGAGTAATAATGGATAAGATTTTTGTTGATGGCCTCGTGGCCAAACAACCACGAGAAACAGCACCCGATTGGGTGAAGTGTAATCTCAGCATTAAACGAGAGGACCTTCTTGCGTGGCTCTCGACCCAAAACGAAGATTGGATCAACGTCCAAGTTTGCGAAAGCAAAGGCGGCAAATGGTATGCGGAGGTAGATACATGGAAGCCAGCAACGAACGCGTAAGCGATATCCGGTGGCCGTGGGCCGTATCACAGATCAACGAAGTGGTTAACCAAGCACTTACCCTGATCGAAAAAGATGATACTCTCAATACAGATGAAAAACGGAAAAGGCTTAATGACGTTGAAAAATCGTGGCAACGAATACTCCAAGGCTGAAGGTAAAGCCAATGACGACTTCTTCAATGCCGCCAAGATGATGGCGGCATTGTTAACGGAGTTTCATGCGCGGGACATGGACGCGGGACCGGCCATCGGTGGTGCACTCACACAGATCCTCGCCCACATTATTGAAGTATCTCCTGATGTTCCCTCCGCCTTGGGACTAATTTCTTCTTGCTTATCAAATGCCGCTTACCAAGCCGAATCACCAGACCACTTTATTCCAGACCCCGACCCAGAAGGGTTAATACACTAATAAACCCGAAGAAGGGGCAAATCAGAAAGGATCGTAACAAATGCAACCAACAATACTCAGAATCAACTTTTATTTTGAAGATATAACAGCTCAAGTATTTGTAATCGCGTTCATAGCGGCAATCGTTATCATTTATCAGGTTTGCAAGGGTATTGTTAATTATGTGAGTGTTAAGTAATGAACTTCTGGTTAATATTAGGAACCACGTTTATTTTAATAATCATAGGTTTTTTAACTCTGGCCTCGTGGGGCATGAACTTCTATGGCAATGACGATGACGATGACGAGCATGAAGACTACAACGACAGGAGTGGGTAATGAAGTTTATAGCAATAGTAGCAATAGGATTAATCGGGTTTTTTATTTTAAGTTATATCGTTGAGCCTTGGGTGATTGAGACGATGTGCCGAGAATTAATTAAATGCTAATCAGGGGTAACAATGATTAATTTAATGCTAGGCGACTGCTTAGAGCGAATGAAAGAGATACCTGACGGCTCAATCGATATGATACTGACAGACCCACCATACGGCCAAACATCTTGCAAGTGGGACTCAGCTATTCCCTTTGAACCGATGTGGGAACAAATCTGGCGTATAACTAAACCAAAATGGAGTATGAAGTAAATCAAATTAACCATTGACCTGTTAGCACAAATCTATGTAATGTCATAAAGCAGCCGAGAAATAAAATGAATCACGATGAAATAATAGAAGTAGTGCAAGCACATAAGGATGGGAAGGTTATCCAGTTTGAATGGTTAACCGGCCCTATAGGGTGGATTTCTATAGATGATGATGAGCCAATTTGGGACTTCTCAACTTACCACTTCAGAGTCAAGCCAGAGCCTAAGCAGTGCTGGGTATACTTTAAACCTGACGGAAAGCCTGATCATGCAGTTGAAGTTAGCGGAAGAGATAAATCTTTAATGAGTGAGAATTACAGACTAATGACTGAGGCACTATGAAAAAAGCAAAGAACACTGGTAATCAGCACAATAAGCTTCCGCTTGATAAGGTAATTGGGGATTATTGGCGAATACGATGTACAGCAGCAGATAAATTAAAGTGGAAAGAAAAAGCTAGGTCGGCTGGATTAAGCGACTCAGACTGGACGCGATTAAAATTAAACAAGGACTAGATAATGAATAACGATAAACTAATAACCACTACACTAACTCCAACATGGTCAAATTCGACATTAATACGCTAATCAGGGGTAAGTAATGGATAAAACTATTTTAACAGAGCTTGAAGAAGCAATAAGAACTAAAAACGCATCTTGGATACGTGAGTTAGCAGTAATGATACAAAGAATTGCGGATGATTTGGAAAGGCAAGGAGCAAAGTAATGAGATACGGTAATATAGAATTTAGGTGGAGTGAGCAAAACCAAAGCCATGAACTTGTAAAATGGCAAGGAATTAGCTCGTGTTATGTAATAGCTTTTTTTGATAAAGGGAAAGAACATTACAATATGCGTACAATTGGCGAAAGGTTTTTTGAGGATGATAAGGCTTGGCTGGTTGGTAAACATGCGCTTAGTTTTTTAAATCATTGTTTTGAAGATGAGATAAGTAATGAGTAAAACCCCATTCTTGCTAGAAGGCCCTGACGGGACGCTTACAGACCAATCGTGCGCCCACCTATGCCATTACTATGCCGCAGGAAATAAAGACCCAGAACAGTGGCTAGACGACGCCCTAGCCTATGAAGACACCATTAAGCTAGGTTGGAAAATGGGTGCGCCTAAGTCAACAATCACAACCGCACTAATCACGGACCGCGACCTATGGAAAAGCGCTATCTTTAAATGGGAAGACCGAATGAACTACTTTGAAAAGCAGTGACCCACCCACCAACTGCAAGGGGGTGAGGTAGAGGAGCCTCGGGTAAGACAGATCAGCAAGTGGGTCCGAGACAGTATAGCGGGTCTACGGACCACTGAACAGGAGAAACGTCATACACGTTGCCACCCCGTGGCTTTTATTATAAAATAAAAAGAACATTATAATATTAATACGGGGAACAGTAATGCAAGACGTTATACTCAGAATTACCCTCCTACAAATGAAGCTCCGAGCCGAAGTGACACGAGAAGTGCAACACGGCGCAACCCTGAAAGAAACATACGAGGCCATGGCAGAAACTATTACGGTAAAATTGAAAACACCCGTGTCTTCCGCTTGGGTGTCAGGCTTCAACCGTAACAATCCGCGGACCTTGGTCCACGCGTCAGTGGCTAGGGTAACAGCCGTCGAACGGTTGCTCACGGAAAACTGGCGGATTTGGGACACAGAGGCATCGTAGTGGTACAAATTAAACGCCGTATGTGTATATAGGATCTCAAATGAAAGTTGAAAGAAAAAAGCAATTGTAGGCGTAACCGGTGTAACGGTGTAACTTTGGCTAATTAGCCCAGTGTATATAAGGGTTTCAGAGGTGACACAAGTGAAAAACAAATTTGTAACGTAACCAGTGTTTATGTAACCTTAAATGGCAAAAGTGCCTTATGGGGGTCTGGAAGTTTTTTTTTTAAAAAAATATTCTGGAGTTCTATATACAGATAAGCGGTTTAGTATTAAACTATCTTTTTATAACTGGATAACAAGAATGGCTACCAAGATCACCTCAAAAACCATCCCCGCTGTTGTCAAGAAGCAGCGTGGACGGCCCCGCGCTACAGCCGCGCAGCAACTAACTCGTAAACAAGAACTATTCGTAAAAGAGCTCGTTTCAAAAGACGGTCAGATAACTATGCGAGAAGCAGCCGTCAATGCCGGTTACCCTGTCAGCTCCGCCCATACACGAGCTTACGAACTCACCAATCAACATATAAGTCCACACGTTGTTAATGCGATCAGGGCTTATCGCCAAGAGCTGGACGAAAAGTTTGGCGTAACATACCAGCGACACTTGCGTGATTTACAAACCATCCGAGACTTGGCCCTAAATAATGGGGCTTATTCCGCAGCCGTTCAAGCTGAGTACCGACGTGGTCAAGCGCAGGGCGATATCTACGTTAGTAAAAGCGAAATCAGAACGGGTAGTATTGATTCTATGAGCAAAGATGAGGTCATGCTGGCCTTACAGGAGATTAAACACAATTATGCCCCGATTACTATCGACATTACTCCCAAAGGAGAACGCAATACCCAGAACCGCGACAAAGCGAGAAGCCGACTTATGGAAGCTGATGAAGGCGGGGATGTCGCAGAATTCGAGGACGTGGAAGGCAACGCGGATTGAAACGTGGGCTATGCCCGGTATTCCTGACGTTTTGGTTTGTGATGACGCCGGACACTTTCATTTCGTCGAGCTAAAGGTTACCACCGCCAAAGTTGTTGATCTTCGACCCCACCAAGTTGCATGGTTAACCAATCATAGTATTGCAAGCGTTTGGGTCTTGGTGCGCAAAGCGGCTACTAAAACCCAGCCGCAAAAGATTTACTTGTATCATGGGAGGGAAGCGATGGACTTAAAAATGTCCGGTTTAAAGGTGGAACCTCTTTATTATTGTGAAGGGAATTTTGACTGGGACACTATTATGGGGTTGATCTCTCCTATATAATCGCATACCATTGTGTGGTCTTAACTTAACTACGACATGAGGTCATAAAATGAAAACAGTATTGCACGTTAACCAGCACCATATAAAAGCCAACGCTAAAGGTGCGGACCTTCCGGTGTTGACAGTAAAAGATTATACGCAGAACCGAAAATGTAATGAGGCGTGGATTAAAGACGCTGAAGGAGTCGTCATCACCAAGCTTGTGTACCGTCCAAACAAACCGCTTTCTTGTGGGGCTAAAGTTTGGCTAGAAACAGAGCTAACCGTAGAAACAATAGGAGTTTAGAGATGTTTTTTCTTTTTAAGTGGTTTGCGAAATTAAAATATGGTTCCGAAGCTTTAGAAGATTTTGAAGAGAAGCAGCGGCGAACCAAACCCCAACGGCGACCAAAACAACTGATAAGACGACGTAAGAAATAAAACACTAGCCCGCCCTTGAGCGGGTTTTTTATTGCCCTGCAATAAAGATTATTTAAAAAAGTAAAATATTAGCTTGCAAGGTATGCAACTTTCTGCGATATTATAGAGGTGGCGCAATTAAGTGCCCCATCTACGGAGTCATAGGTTATGTCTACATATCAAACGAACGCTTTAGCCCATGGTATCGGAAACTCGGCTGTTTCCTCGAATTGGTTCAGTCGGCCTGACGATCAAAAGTTTTTAACCCTCGACGATATGCTCGCCTATAAGAAGATAGACGCGCAGCGAATGACCTCTCGCACTGTTGACACTCACAAGATAAAGATCATTGGTGACTATGACGAAGTCAATCCCAGCCGGGGAGACATTCGTATTGAGTACGTCGACGATAATTACCGCGAGCACAACAACACCCCCACCAATTGGTCGTTTGGCCAACTGTCCCAGCTTGCCGGTGCACCTTCTGGTTACTTGCGAGACCTTCCGGCACCTATCGCG